GTTTTCCTCAGCAAGAGCTTTCCGGCTATTTAAAAATTTTGCGGAAAAGGAAAAACGGAACACATGGCCGATGAAGAAAAAATAAGGCAAATGGTCGAGGCTCGGCGGGCTGAAAGCGCCAAAGATCTCGAACCGGACAAGCCTAAAAAAATTATAACCTCGACATTTCGCCGGGATTGCCTTTTTGCCAACGAGCTGGGCGACGGCCTACTCTATTCGGCCTTACATGATGGCCTATTCCTTTTTAACAAATCCGCCGCCGACTGGCTGGCCTGGGCCGGGCACCATTGGGAAAGAGACATCATGGAGGCCTCGATCGCGGCCGCTGAATCTGTGGCTCTTGAATACCTTAAAGAGGCCAGGGCCATTGTTGACGAGATCGCCAATTCCAATGGAGCCAACAAAGACATAGTTAAAAGCCTGGAGGACGCACAGAAACAAATATATAAAAGAGTTTTTAGACTCCGGACCGAAGCCGGCCGGGCTAATTGCCTCAAATTCTCCAAAACAAACGCCACGCACCAACTTTCAATAAAGGGCGACGAATTGGATCAAAACCCATGGATAATAGGCACAAAAAACGGAGTGATCGAGCTCCGGACCGGCGAGATCCGGACCGGCCGCCCTGATGATTACATCTTGAAAGCCAGCCCGATCGAGTGGAGAGGCCTCGACGAGCCGGCGCCGATATGGGAGACCACCTTAAAAGAGATTTTCGAGGGCGACGAGGACCTGGTCGAATACGTCCAGCGCCTTTTTGGTTATGCCCTCACCGGCCTGACCACCGAGAACATTCTCCCAATCTTTTGGGGCCAGGGCCGAAACGGCAAAACGACGATCATCGAAATAATCTCGGCGGTCCTGGGCCCGCTATCCGCCCCGATTCAAGCCGAAATGTTACTCGATCAGGGCCGGGCCAGATCCTCGGCCGGACCCAGTCCGGACATCATGGCGCTGAGAGGCCTCCGGCTGGCTTTCGCGGCCGAGACCGATCGCGGCCGGCGCTTTTCATCATCGCGGATCAAATGGCTTTCCGGATCCGACACCCTGACCGGCCGCTATCCCCACGACAAGCACCCGACCGAGTTTAATCCGACCCACACCCTGATTTTATTGACGAACAACAAACCGAACGCACCCTCGGACGATTTCGCCCTGTGGAAGCGGATCCATTTGATACCTTTTCGGGTCAGCTTTGTGGATAAACCGATCCATGAAAACGAGCGGCTGGTCGATAAAAATCTGAAAGACAAGCTCGCCGATGAAATGCCAGGGATCCTCGCCTGGCTGGTTCGCGGATCCCTGGCCTGGCAGGAAAAAGGCCTCGAAAAAAGCGCCGCCGTCTCTGTGGCCACCGATCAATATAATCGAGAGCAGGACATCACCGCCGACTTTACAGACGAATGTTGTCGCCTGGATCCGAAGGCCAAGGTCGGCGCAACCGAATTATACACCGCTTTTGTCACCTGGTACGAGGAAAACATATCAAAAAAGAGAGTCCCGACAAAAAGGACTTTCGGCGATATCATGTCCAAGAAATTCAAAAAAGAGAAACATGGAACGGTTTTTTATTATGGGATCGAGCTCGATTAATGATCTGGACATTCCCGGACATTCCCGGACATTTAAAAAGGACATTTAAACCCTTGAAATATTTGAACTCTGGACATTTGGACAGATTCAACAAGTTATTAATATAATTCAAAACCATGTTTTTTTATAAGCTCTATACATAGGAGAAACTGTCCAACTGTCCAAAAATATAAAGATATCTATCTAAATATCTATTTTAATTAAAATAAAAGACTGGACATTTAAAAGTATAAAAATGGCAAATTTACTTGATTTAATCAGATCTAAGGGCATTGAGCCCAAAAAAGCGGCCTCGACCCATGGCGGCGAGTACAAAAGCCCATGTCCTGGCTGTGGAGGGACCGATCGCTTTTTGACCTGGCCGGAGCAAAACGACGGCGCCGGCTCGTATTGGTGCCGAGGCTGTGGCAAGGGCGGCGACGCCATCCAGTTTTTAATCGACTTTGAGGGCCTGACCTTTCCGGAGGCTTGCGATCGCCTCGGCCATCCGCTTGAGGACCGCGAGCAGTATCGGACGCCCCAAGCGCCGCGTCATACGAAACCCGCGGCGGCCTGGAGCCCGGATCCGGCCGGCGCCTTGCCTCCGGATCTGTGGATCGAAAAGGCTGGCGCATTTATCGACTGGGCCCATGAGCAGCTATTCGATCACCCGGAGGTGCTCGCGTATCTCAAAAACGATCGCGGTCTTACCGAGGAGACGATCCGCCGCTTTAAACTCGGCCACAACCCAAAAGACCGATGGCGGCCACGCGAAAGCTGGGGCCTGGAAACCATCGAGAAAGACAACGGCCAGAAAAAAAAGTTGTGGATCCCGGCCGGCCTGGTGATCCCATACTTTTACCAGGACCGCCCGGTCCGGATCCGGATCCGCCGCCCGGACGATAAGCCAAAATATTATGTGATCCCCGGCTCATATATGGCCGCCTTTTATATCGGAGAAAAACGCCGGGCTCTGGTGATCATCGAGGCCGAGCTCGACGCCATCCTGATCAGCCAACAGGCCGGAGACCTGGCCGACGCCCTGGCCCTCGGATCATCATCGACCAAGCCGGACACCGAAGCCACCGCCCGGATCCGCGAGGCGGCCCTGGCCCTGGTGGCCCTCGACTTTGACAAGGCCGGCAAAAAAGGCGCCGCTTGGTGGCAAGAGACTTTTGTAAATTCAAAATGGTGGCCGACACCTATCGGCAAGGATCCCGGCGAGGCCCACACCGCCGGCATCGACCTGGCCGCATGGATCCGGGCCGGGATCCCGAAAGCATGGAGCACCGGACAGTCCCTTATTGGATTGAAGAAGATAGAGGAAGGGCCTTTTAAAAAGCCGCCTCCGGATCCGGAGAAAATCCCGCCGGCGGTCCTGGAGCTGGCCGAGCTGTTAAAAGCGAATCCGGTCTCGATCACCAATAAACCGGAACGGATCACACTAAACGAGCCCCGGCGATGGGCCCGGAAAAACTGGGAGCTGTCAAAACAGATCTCGCGGCTGGTTTATCTGACGCCGGAGGTCTTTGACTATATCGCCGGCCACCCGGCGGAAATCATCACAGGGGAAAACTTGATTTATGAATAAAATAACAAACTATTGGCAAAAAAATTATCTAATCAGATCAAACGGCCGCCAGATCACGGTCGAGGACATCGCCAGGCGCCTGGCAGAGCTCAACGGCCGCGACTTTGACCTGGTTCCACCTCACAAACAGCTTTCATATAATGCCGAGGCCCTCCATTTTTGTGAGGCCTTGAGCAGGGCCTTAAAAAAATAATGGAGGAGACCATGGCACAGGAAACCATCGAATTTTGTGGAGAGGTAAAACACGAAACAGAGCTTGCTTTTCTTATATTCGACGGCATTAACGAGATCTGGATCCCGAAAGCGGCTGTCCGTAAAAAGCGGATAATAAAATGGCCGGATCACGAGTTTACCATCCCGTTGAACCTCGCAAAACAAAAAGGGATTGTCTGATGATCCCCTTTTTAATCACCATCTATCTTTTACTTTTGGCCGCCTCAATCCTCTTTTTCCGAGGCCTGGACGGCCATACCGGCCGGCGGTAAACAAATAACGAGGAAAAGAGCCGCCGGCCGGACCACCACCAAAGAAAGGTTTTTGCTATGCCAAAAAAAGCAGACGACATCAAAATCAATCGAAAGCGCATCGACCCCCGCGAGCTGAAACCGCACCCGGAAAACTACAACCTGCACCCGGAGGGCCAGCTCCAGGACATCGAGGCCTCTCTCTCCAAATTCGGCCAATACAAAGAGGTCGTCACCTGGCGCGGTCTTATCATCGCCGGCCACGGCCTGGTCGAGGCCGCGATCCGCAAGGGCATGGCCGAGATCGAGGTCAACGACCGGAGCGATCTCACCGAGCAGGAGGCCATCGCCCTGATGATCGCCGACAATATACTCCCGGAAAAATCCCACCAGGACGACGATCTCCTGGCCGAGCTTTTGATCGACATCGAGGCCGCCCTGGAGATCCCCGGCGTCGATGTCAATCTCCTCGAAAGCCTCGATATTATCAAATCGACCAAAGAGGAGTTGGAAGAAAAAGAGGTCCAGCTCCGGCCGTTCAAGCGGACGCATATCCTATTATCGTTCAGCCCGGAATTGATCCACCTGGTCGAGGGCCATATCGAGCAAATTTTAAAGGTCAAAGGAGTTGAATATGAGCAAAGCTCAAACTGATAACGCTTATTTTTTAGACAAGGTCATGTTGCGGGCCAACAGCTTGCCGGCCGCCGATCCCCTGGCCGTCCTCGACGCCTTTTCCGGCCAGGGCTTGATCTGGAAAAAGATCCGGGAGATCACCGGCCGCGAGATCCGGATCACCGCAATCGACAAAAAACAGCTCGCCGGCCGCCGCGTATATTTGAAAGGCGACAATCTCAAATACATGGCCGCCATGGACCTCGGCCGCTTTGATGTGATTGACCTCGACGCCTATGGCGTCCCATTTACTCAATTAGAGTTGATCCTGGAGGCCTACCGCAAAAAACCCTTTTCGGTTGTCGTTTTTGTTACGGCCGCCCGGAATTTCATCGGCACCGGCGGCGGCCAGCTACCCCACAAAATGCTGAACCGCCTCGGATATAAAAAGGCCATGATCAAAAAAATCCCGGCCCTTTTCAACAAAGACCCTTTTAAAAGGATCTCGGACTATTTATCGACCTATGGCATCGACCGGATCCGGATCCGGGCCGACTATACGCGGATGTATTTCACCTTTGAGCTGGAAGGATAAAAAAATGATCATTTACGAGCCAGGCGGCCGAGCCCGCGAATATTCGCCCCTTGCCGCAAACCTTTATCACGGATGTGATCACGGCTGCATTTACTGCTATGTCAAGGATATGGGATTCATGGAGCACACCATCAACATGAGACCCAAAAAAGATGTGATCCGGCGGCTTTTCACCGAGGCCCGCCGCTGGAAGAAACCCCGGCGCCAGGTCCTTTTAAATTTCACCCATGACCCCTATGGCCACGCCGAGGCCGAGCACCGGATCACCCGCGACGCTTTAAAGATCCTGATCGGCGCCGGCTTTCCGGTCACCATCCTGACAAAGGGCGGCCTCCGGGCCCTGGCCGACATCGACATGATCGAGGACCACGCCGACCAGGTCAAGGTCGGCGCCACCCTCACCTTTATGGATCCGGCACAAAGTATAGAGCGCGAGCCCGCCGCCGCGCTGCCAAGTGGCCGCTTTGATATGCTGGAGGCCTTTCACCGCCGAGGGATCCGCACCTGGGCCAGCCTGGAGCCGGTCATCGACCCGGATCAGACCATCGAGATCATCGAAAAAACTTTTCCTTTTGTGGACGAGTACAAGGTCGGAAAGCTCAACCATGACCCTTATGGCCGATTGATCGACTGGGCCGACTTTGCCCGCCGGGCCGTCGATCTGCTCAGAAAATTGCAAAAGCCTTTTTACATCAAGAAAGATCTCCGGGCCCTGGCCCCAGGCCTCGACCTCGAACCCCAAGAAATGGATCAGGACTTTTTAACGCTATGACCGACACCGACATCACCCAACTGATCGACAAGCTCGACGACCGCCAGCTCGCCATCCTGGTCAAGGCCAAGCAGATGGCCCAGGATCGCGTCATCCAGGACCCGACCGAGGGAAATCTAAAGGCCATGAAAAGGGCCGCCGAAATGCTCGACGAATACCGCAACCCGCCGCCGGCCGAGCCCGACGAGCTTGTTTTCGATACCCGCCTCGATGTCGTTTCCTGGCTCAAAGGCCAGGGGTATAAGATCGGAAAGACAAAACTATACAACGCCGCCAAAAACCCGAACCTGTTAAAACTCCAACCCGACGGCTCGGTCACCGAGACCGATGTCCGTCGCTACATCAAAAAGGCCGGCCTCGAAAAGCTGGGAGATCTCAAGACAAAACCCGCCCAGGACTGGGCCGACGAAAAGGCAAAACAGGAGGCCGAACAGATCGGCCTTAAAAACCGGGAATTGACGATCAAAGTCGGGATCCTGGAGGGGAAATATATCCCCCGCGTCGAGCTGGTCCAGGAGATCGTCGGCCGCCTGGTGGTATTGCAGACCGGCATCCGCCACGCCGTCCAGACCAATGGCGCCGACTGGATCGAAATCGTCGCCGGCGAATACCAGCGCCTCCAGGCCATGATCGACCGGATCAACGCGGACCTGGACGATCTTTTCAACGAGTTCGCAAACATGAAACGCTTTCAGGTGATTATTTTAAAAGATGAATCAACCCAAGATATATAAAATTGAGCGGCTGGTTTTAACCGAAAAAGCCGCTTCATGGTGTCAGCTCCCATATCCGGGCCATCCAAACGGGTGCCCAAATTTTGGCAAGGCCCTAAAGTGTCCGCCGAAAGCGCCGCATATTGGAGAGTTTTTTGGTTCCTCGCTGTTTCATGTGGGTAAGTCAAAATCCAACTTGCCCGCAATGAGATAAACCATTGTGATGAGGTTTCGCTTGGTTCGATAACCACGGGCTCTGGCTTTGGCTGCCTGGATCATGCTGTTAATTCCTTCCAGGGTGCCGTTGTTAATTTTAGAAGTGAACCAGCGCAGGACGCCGTCCCAATGTTTTTTTATGGTGCGCGCGGCTTTTTTTATGGGCTCCAGGCGGCTGTGGGTTGCCCAGAAATACCATTTCTTCAAAAAGGCCTCGGCGGCCTCTGCCGGTTGTTGGTAGAGTTCCTGGAAATTGAGTCGGATATGGTAAGCGCGGCTGGTTTTGAGATTGAGCTTTTTGATCGTCAATTGTTCAAGTAGTTCGGCCTGTGACTCTTTAAGGTTTTGTTGGTTTTTCAGCCATATGTAACGGCTGCCCTTAAGCTCTGGACGGTCCTGGATTTCTTCTCGGCGAACTTGGTCGACGGCATCGTTGAGAATTTTCATCACGTGGAACTTGTCAAAGGTCAGGTGGGCCTCGGGAAATTGCTTTTCAACGCCGCTAATAAATGCCGGGGACATGTCGCAACACATTTCCTCAATGGCGCTGGGGTCGCCACTGTGATCGATCAGGTCTTGTTTAAAACGTTTTACCGTGGGTGCGTCTTTGCCATCAGTGGCAAACAGAACCCTGGGGCCGTCAAGGTCCACAAACAGGCTCACATAGTTGTGGCCTCGCCGACGTGAGGTTTCATCCATGCCGACATGCTTGACCTGGCTGTGATCGGCCTTTTCCCGGGCATCATCCACGTAGTGATGCAACACACGCCATAAACGTGTATCGTGCTCATTGACAAAATTGGCTATGGTTTTCACCGGCATGGATTTGGCCAGGGTCATGATCATGGCCTCAAATAGCAGGGTGAAGCCGCTGCCGAGCCTGGCCCAAGGGACATCGACAACCCGGAGGCCGCAGCCCGAACAACCGGCTCGGGGCATCCTGGCGGTGATGTAGGTTTCGTGCTCGAAAAAATTCAGGTGCCGCCATACTTTTTCCTCAGTATCGTGGGCCTTGCAGCCAGCCGCACCGCATGCTGGACAATTGAATGTGCCGCCCCTTTTGAAGTTTATGCGAATGTCCAGCCGCTTTCTGATTGGATCAAATTCAGCCGATTCAACGAACCAGGGATCGGCTAAGCCTAAGGCCATTTGGAATAAGTCTGTATTTTTCATGGCCAAGCATTTTAAACCGTTCCAAAAAGAACGCAACCCCTGGCTACCCATACGAAACAGCGAGGAGCCATTAAAAATTTATCAGTTTGTCGCCATATAGCTTTTATCGGCTTTAAGAATAAGGGCCAGATGGATTTATTTATATGAGGATCCGCCGCAATAAATACCCACGCAACTGGCCCCTGATCGCTTTCCGCAAAAAAGAAAGCGTCGGCTGGAAGTGCGAGCGCTGCGGCCGCCAATGCTACCGCCCAGGCGAGCCGGTCAAAACCCGAAAAAAGGTCCTTACGGTGGCCCACTTAAACGACAACCCGAAAGATGTCAGCGACGAAAACCTAAAGGCTTTATGTAGTCCTTGCCACATTCTGGAGGACGCCCAGCTCCACGGCGCCAGGTCCCTGGCCACAAAGAAACGCAATGAAAGGAGGCAAAGTCAACAATGAGAATGTTCAGCGAAGAAACAACCCAAAAGACCGACGAAATTGTCATCTTGTTAAAGAAAAAGGAAGGCCGAACGATCATCGAGGCTTTAAAATTCGCCTGTGAAACCCGCCCTAAAAAGAAGTCATGGGAAAAAGCCCTTGTCGAGTTTGAAACCAAAGCGGCGGTTTATTAAAATCGGGCTATAGGCTCGGGGCCAGAGGCCAGAAAGGAAAAAAGATGGATCCACAAACAGGAAGAATATACGACCTCCAAAGCAGTGGGCAGTTATTAGAAATTGAACAAAGGTTGGGGCGCTCACTGATACCGCTAACCGAGAATGAAGCCAAGGAGCTAAAGCCTTTATCGAAACGTCGCAGGAAATTTTTACTAAAGAACAAACCATGCCCTTGCGGGAGTGGTAAATCCTTTAAAAAATGCTGTTGGAAAAAATATCAAAAGAAGATGGCTAAACATTAATGATCCCCCAAACCATCACCACCCCACCCCCGGCCTGGATCCCGGCCGATCTCCAGGCCATGCTCGCCGAGACCGGCCGCGTCGAGATCGACGGCGCTTTCACCGCCGCCGAGAAAAAGATCCTCCGCCGGCGCCGGAAGATTGCGGCCTCCAAGTGGGCGGAAAATGATCGCGTCGTAACTATGAGCTCGGTCCCCGGCCCCTGGCGGAACCGGGTCACCCCATACCTGGCCGGCATTATGGACGCTTCTTTTTTTTCATCGGTCCGCGAGATAAATATTTGTGCCGCCCCACAGACCGGCAAATCCGAAGCGGTTAACAACTGTCTCGGATACGCCATCGACCGCGATCCCGGCCCGGCCCTATGCACCTACCCGGACGAAAAAACCTCGATCGAAAATTGTCGGGACCGAATACAAACCATGATCAAGAGCTCGCCGGCCCTCCGCGAATACATGACCCCGGTCGCCGACGATATGACCAACACCCGGATAAATCTCGCCCATATGCCGATCTATATGGCATGGGCCGGATCGCCGGCCCGCCTTGGCAACAAGTCTATTAAGTATGGCGTTTCCGACGAGGTCGATAAATATCCGGCTTTGGCCAGTAAAAAGGAGACCGGGCCCCTCGACCTGATAGACAAGCGATTTGCCTGGTATAAATGGACATACAAACATTGGAAAATTTCCACCCCCACCATCGAGACCGGCCCAATTTGGCAAGCCATCACGAAAGAGTCACAGGTCGTTTTCGATTACTGGGTCAGGTGCCCGGATTGTGGCGGGCTGGTCAAGATGGTATTCAGCCGGCAAACATTCAGATTTCCCGAAGATGAACGGGACCCGGAACGGATCGAGGAGCTCGATCTCGCCTGGTTTGAATGCCCGGAGTGTAAAAGCGCATGGGATGACGATCGCAGAAATAAGGCGGTCAGGGCCGGCGAGTGGCGGTCCCGGCCGACCGACACCGAGGACAGCCTGGAGCTTTTCGACTATCTCGAAAAATACCGCCCCAAAAAAATCGGCTTTCACCTCCCCGCTTGGCTGTCTTATTTCGTCAGCCTGTCCGAATGCGTCGCCGCATTTCTAAAGGGCACAAAGGACAAAAACAAGCACAAGGATTTTAAAAACAACTACGAGGCAGAGCCCTGGCGCGAGTACACCGTCGAGCGCGAGGAGGACGCCATCCTTTTGTTGAAAGACGACCGCCCCGCCGGCCTAGTCCCCGGCGACGGCATCGTCGCCGGCCTGACCGGCGTCGCAGACACCCAGGACAACGGCTTTTTCTACGAGATCCGGGCTTGGGGCTATGACCTGATCGAGGAGAGTTGGCAGGTCCGCGAGGGATTTGTCGATTCATTCGAGGCTCTGGATAAAATCTTTTTCGAAGACCGATATCTCGACCCCGATCAAAATCAATATGTGGTCCAGCTCGTCGGCATCGACTCCGGCGGCCACCGCACCGCCGAGGTCTATGACTGGGCCCGGAAAAATCGCGGCCGCGTCCTGGCATTAAAAGGCGCTCAACGCATTGCCCAGCCCTTTGCCTATTCAAAAATAGACTGCTGGCCCGGCACAAATAAGCCGATCCCCGGAGGCCTCCAGCTTTTAAGAGTCAATGTCACCTATTACAAAAACAAGCTTGCCGGCAAACTGGAGACCGCCCCGGCCGATCCCGGCGCCTGGCACCTGCACAGCCAGGCCTCCATCGACTGGGCCCGCCAGTTGTGCTCGGAATTTGTCAACGACAAGGGCTTTTGGGAGCAAATCGGATCACGGCCAAATCATGCCTGGGATCTCGGTGTCTATTCCCTGGCCATCGCCGAGGTTCTGGGTCTCAAGTTCTGGCCCGATCCCAAAACCGCCGCCCAGGCGCCGGCGGATTCTCACACCGGCCGCCGGGTCCGAAGCGCCGGCATAGGAAAATAGATGACACAGAAAAAACAGAGCGATAAAATATTGCGCGGAGTCGAGGAGATCTGTGATTACATACACCCCAATTTTTCACGAAAACAATTTTATAAAATGGTCCAGGGCATCGGCCCGAACAAGATCCGCCTCCCGGTAGTCCAGATCGGCGGCCTTTGGTGGAGCTACGCCGACGCCCTCGACGAGTTTTTCAAGGCCATGTCCATATCCAGGATCGAGATCCCGGAAGCCGACTTTGAAAAAAACGAAAAAAAGCCCTCATAAACATGATAGCAAAAAAACCACTACACGCCGCAAACCCGCATCAATCAACGGTTTAAAAACCACTACCATCAAAAAACCACTTCCCGGACCAATCGCCGCAAACCCGCACCAATAAAGGGTTTGCGAAAACCACTATTTTTTAGAAAAAATCGTCGCTTATAGGGCAAATAAGCCGATTTTATCGTTTTTCGCCTGTTTTCATGCCCGAAATCGGTGCGGCCCCTGCGAAAAATGCCCAAAATCGAGCTGTTTTATTTAATTATATCAGTAGGCTATAAACCGACCGCCTCAAGTGCCCTCAGACCGACGATCTCGGACCGGCCCATATAACGATAGGGTAAAAATAGGACAAGTTATCGAAATCGTTATAGAATCCGACCGGCACCCAAAATCCGGAAAAAAGCGCCGCCCGGCCCCGGATCCGCCGGCATGAAAAACCATGTCAAGGTGCCGGATCAGGTCCGGATCAGGTCCGGATCAGGGAAAAATCCGCTCCGGATCGTACCGGCCCGAAAACCCCATGTTATTTTGAATCCAATTCTTGAGACACCTTTTCCCGAAAAAGACGCCACCCCAAAAACGGAGACCGGCATGAAATGACAATCAAGACCTACACCGAGCAGCTTGAAGAAGTTCAGACCAAAATTTCGGCCATCTTGACCGGCGCCCAATCCTATTCCGTCGCCGGCCGGTCAAAGCAGGAGGCCGAGCTGTCCGAACTCTACAAACAAGAGCAACGCCTCAGAGTCATGGCGGCCCGCGAGACCGCCGGCGGGATCCGGGTCAGAGGAGTGACCCCGGTCGATTAACGGAGAGCCAAATGAAAGAAGTCCCGCAAAAGCCCAAGATCGAAATCAAGCAGAATATCCTTGACCGGGCCATCGCCGTTGTCGATCCGGAGCGGGCCGCCCGGCGAATGCGGTCCCGGCTTTTCATGGCCATGGCCGAGTCCTACTCCGGCGCCTCAAAGACCCGCCGGTCGCTTTCCGAGTGGCTCACAAGCGGCGCCGCCGCGGACAGCGATATCTTGCCCGATCTCCCGGCCCTCCGCGAGCGATCCCGCGACCTGGCCCGAAACAACCCCCTGGCCACCGGCGCCATCAAAACCAAGGTCACCAACATCGTCGGCACCGGCCTGAAATTGCGATCGCGTATCGACCGCGACATCCTCAATATGACCGAGGACCAGGCCGACGCCTGGGAACGGCACACCGAGGCCGAGTGGCGCCTTTGGTCCGAGTCATCCGACTGTGATGTCGCCCGGACCTTGAATTTTTCCGGGATCCAGGAGCTGTCTTTTCGATCGGTCCTCGCAAACGTTGATACATTCGTTTTGACCCCGGTCAATAAAAAGTTTTCACCCTACCAGCTCCAGCTCCAGCTTATCGAGGCCGACCGCGTATCCAACCCGGACAACAAGGCCGACACCGAAACCCTGGCCGGCGGCATCAAAAAGGACAAAAACGGCGCCCCGGTAAAATACCATATTTGCAACGGTCACCCCGGCGCCACCCTCGTCAAAAACACAAAATGGGCCGACCGCGAGGCCTACGGTAAAAACGGCCGAAAAAACGTCCTGCATCTTTTTCACAAGATCCGGATCGGCCAGACGCGAGGCGTCCCCGACCTGGCCCCGGTCATCGAGGTGTTAAAGCAGCTCGGCCGATACACCGAGGCCGAGATCACCGCCGCCGTTATCAGCTCGTTTTTCACGGTCTTTGTTAAATCAAACTATCCCGGAGAAAACGGCGCCCTCGGTCCCATGCAACCAAAAGCCCAGGTCGGCGGCAAGACCACCGACAAGGACTTTAAAATGGCCTCCGGAGCGATCCTCGATCTCGATCTCAATGAGGACATCTCAACCGCCAACCCCGGCCGGCCTAACGATAAATTTGACGGCTTTGTCCTGGCCATATCCCGCCAGATCGGCGTCGCCCTCGAATTGCCTTATGAAATTTTGATCAAGCATTTTACGGCCTCATATTCAGCGGCCAGGGCCGCCATACTGGAGGTCTGGCGCTATTTTATGACCCGCCGCAAATGGCTGGCCGATATCTTATGCAATCCGGTCTATGAGCTTTGGATGACCGAGGCCGTCGCCCTGGGCCGCAT